CAACCTGNAGCTANNNACTNCNGCACAACGCAGGGCCAGAGAAGCACAGGCACAACAAGCTAGAATACAAACACGTAATAAAGAAATTGCTACAGCAACATCTAAAATACCTGCATACATTGCAAACTCTAAACAAACACAAGACTCAATTAAAGCTGGCTACACAGGTAGTACTACAGGCGGCTATGCTATTGGTAAAATATCTGGTAGTGACGGTAACGATGCTGGTGTTGTACAACGGGCTGATGGTAAGGTTACTAAACTTAGAGATTTAAAAGGTTATGAAGGTCTTAAAGGCACACAACGTGGTGCTATGACTGTATTTAGTGATGCTGAAGGTACTAAGTTTGTTAAGAGTACATTTGGTAAAAAAACTAAACTAAATGGTGATAAGTATGAAGGGCCGGGAATTACACAACAAGANAAAGGNGGNACACCTGCTACAGCTACAGCTAAACAGGTAACTAAANACGGTGTGCGTTATAATACTAGTGATGGTAGTGGTGGTACACCTAGCAAACCTGCTGATCCTCCCGGCAATACAGGTGGATTTACAGGCATTAGAGACATGTTTGATGGTGGTGGACCGGGAGAAAGTGGTGCAGAAGAAGTAGCACGTGGTGGTGGCGATGGGGGCAGTTCACGTGTTATTTGTACTGAACTATACAAACAAGGTAAGCTAGACCGTGAACTATATCGTATGGACGTAGTATATACAGCCAAGTACTTGTCACCTATTACAGTACGTGGTTATCATTATTGGGCTATACCTATGGTTGTTAAAATGAAATCATCTACCCTCTTGACAAACGTTTTTGAATACCTTACAATAGCGAGAGCTAAAGAGATAGCACATATAGTTAAACCAAAAGAATATAAAGACAGATCAGTCTTAGGATATTTAATTAAAAACATAGGTGAAGCTATCTGCTATAGCATTGGATTATTTACAGATCAAAAAGATTGGACTGTTCTGTATAATAAAGGAGCAGTAAAATAATGGAACCTACAATAGAAGTAGATATGGATTTAGCATATAGTAATTATGCTGTACTTGAAGAAGAAGAAAAAGAATTAATTGAGCAAATAATGAATGGCCCTTTAAGGGCTGTAATTGCCAAAGTTTTTGGTGCAGAGTTTGATCAGGCTTTAGGGCAATTTGCCACAGCAGAACCTGCCCCTAGACGTGGATTAGCAGCACGTACTTAATCTGCTAATTAGAACTGGCCTACCCACTCCCCTATAACATAGGCTACGGTGGCCCCAGTAAACAGGAACTAAAATGGATAACCAAATAGTAGAGGCGCAAGAACCGCCCAAGACAATGATGATGCAACGTAAGAGTAGAGTGCATGAACGCATTGAAGAAGATGAAAAAGAACTACGTGAAATGATGGCAGAGCGTGAAGGCGCAGAACAAGAAGCTGAAGTACAGGCTAAAGAAGATGCAGAGCCAGAAGGTGCTGAAGAAAAAAGTTANAAGAAACGCTATGCTGATTTACGTAGAGGATCACANAAAGCAAAGGCAGACCTAGAGGCACGTATNAATGCACTAGAGTCACAGCTTAAACAAAGNACTGNACAAGAGATTAAACTACCTAAGTCAGATGAAGACATTGATGCATGGGCAAGCCAGTATCCAGATGTAGCAGCTATTGTAGAAACTATTGCTATTAAGAAAGCACGTGAGCAACAGGTTGGACTACAAGATAAAGTAAAAGAAATTGATGCTATGCGTGAAAGTGCTACACGTGAGAAAGCAGAAGTAGAATTACTTAAAGCTCACCCTGACTTTGGTGAGATACGTGACAGTGATGAGTTCCACAACTGGGCAGAAGAACAGCCTAAGTGGGTACAAGATGCACTATACGAAAATGACAATGATGCAAGGTCTGCAGCACGTGCTATTGATTTGTACAAAGCAGACATGAACATTAAGACAAAGAAACCTAGCGGCAATAAAGATGCAGCTAAGTCGGTGAATACTCGTAATACACGTGGGCAACCAGATGCTACATCTAACAATACTAAGATGTCTGAGTCACGTGTAAATAAAATGTCTACACAACAATACGAGAAACACCAAGACGAAATCATGGAAGCTATTAGAAAAGGTGAATTTATTTACGATATTTCTGGTAGCGCACGATAAAAGACTTGACAAGTCTTAAATAAACAATATAACTATATACAACAGGTTTAACACAGCCCCATACTTATTTGGTCTACCTGTGTTAAACCTAATCTCACAAACATGAATAGTGCTAACGACTACCTAAAGTCTTGTGGCCCGTTATGTAAAAGGTCGGCCAACTTTTTATAATAATGTTACCCAAAAGAATTAGCCTCTTTAATTACATTTAAGTTTGTATCTGTGTCTTAATGCAAAGGATTAATATAATGGCATTCCAGACAGCTACGGGTTATGGAAATCTACCTAACGGTAATTTTAGCCCAGTTATCTACAGCAAACAGGTACAGCTTGCATTCCGCAAGTCTACTGTTGTTGGAGATATTACTAACTCTGATTATTTCGGAGAAATCAGTGGTCAAGGCGATACCGTCAAGATCATCAAAGAACCTGAGATTTCAGTATCTGAATATGCACGTGGCACAAATGTCACAGCGCAAGATTTAGAAGATGCCGATTTCAATTTAGTTATTGACAAAGCAAACTATTTTGCTTTTAAGATGGACGATATTGAAGAAGCACACTCACATGTAAATTTCATGGACCTTGCAACTAGCCGTGCTGCCTATCGTTTGGCAGACAACCATGACCAAGAAGTTCTTGCGTACATGGCTGGCTATAAGCAGTCTGCTTTGCACAGCAAAGGTGACACCCTTAACACAACTGTTAATGGTTCTAAGGCTGTGACTACTGCAGGTGCTAACGAACTGCTTTCCTCTATGCAGCTTCACAAAGGTGACTTTGGTAACATCACTACTTCCTCTGCTGGCACTCACTCAATTCCTGTGACTGCACGTATGCCGGGTGCTACCTCGCTGCCAACAGCTACCGTTTCTCCTGCAATGATTATTGCTCGTATGAAGCGTTTGCTTGACCAACAACAAGTTGACTCACAAGGTCGCTGGCTTGTAGTTGATCCAGTATTCATGGAAATCCTTGCTGATGAAGATTCACGCTTCATGAATGCAGATTTTGGTGAATCAGGTGGACTGCGTAATGGTCTGGTAGTTAGTAACTTCCACGGCTTCCGTGTGTATTCCTCGTCTAACTTGCCAGCACTAGGCACTGGACCGGGAACTAGTGGTACAGCTAACCAACTCACCAACCTTGGTGTGATTGTAGCTGGACATGATTCTGCTGTGGCAACTGCCGAGCAAATCAATAAGACAGAAACATATCGTGACCCTGACAGCTTTGCTGACATTGTTCGTGGTATGCATCTATACGGTAGGAAGATTCTTCGTCCAGAAGCAATCGTTACTGCCCGTTATAACGCAGCGTAAGGGAGGGTATAACTTATGGCTACTTTTGATATGACTTCCATTGATACCGCTGGTGTTGGGGCAAATGTTATTGCTGTCCCAACTAATGTTGGTAACACAGTACGCACTATTGAAGCAATCCTAGATATTGATGCTATGATTACTGCAGGTGCTACTATTGCTAATGGTGACATTTTCCAACTCTTAGAAATTCCTGCTGAATCAGTAGTAGTTGCTGCTGGTGCGGAAATTATGAAGTCTTTTACTGCAAGTTGTACTTGTAATATTGACTTTGGTGGTGGTGATGACATCATTGACGGTGCTGCACTTGATGCTGCTGCTGGTACATACCTTGTAAAAGGTAGTAACGGTGAAGCTAACATTGTAAACACTGGTGCTGCATCTACATTTGCTGCAGAAGCACTTGCTTGTGTTGGTGCTGCAGATACTATTGATGTAGTTATTGCTGGTGCTGCTGCTGCAACTGGACGCTTGCGTGTCTATGCAGTAATTGCAGATGTTTCTGCCGCAATGACTGAGGCTGCAGTAGCTCAACGTGATCTACTGTAATAAACCTACATACTTTGGGGCTGGCTATATGCTGGCCCCATTAGTGTATCAAATTTATGCAACAAAAAACTCTTGGGG